TGGAACATACATCTATATGGCTTTTGCAGAACAGCCATTTAAATTTAGTAATGCAAGATAGGGAGATAGACTATGCCTTGGAAACATAATGGAAGAATAATAAAAGTAGGAAAAGCATGGGTAGCAGATAATGGCACTCAGCATCCTGCAACATGGTCAAGGTGGTCAAGTGAAAAGAAAACATCAGAAGGTTTAACTTGGGAAGATCCTCCTGCATCAGAAGAACCTTTTGATAATAGATTTTATTTGGGTAGGCAAGAAAATGGCTCATTAATAGAACGAGATCTTGCAGACGTAAATGCAGTTGATGATGATGGAAATGCAGTTTTAGACCCAATTACTGGCAAACAAATAATAACTCTAGGTTTAAAATCTATTTGGATAAATCAAACAAAAGAAAGGGCATATAATCTTTTATCTAAATGGGATTGGCAAATTGTTAGAAAGTCCGAAAAAAATACTGCTATAGATAGTGATGTAGCTACCTATAGAGATGCTGTTAGAACAAAATGTGCGTCAATAGAAACAGCTATAAATAATTGTTCTAATTTAACACAATTCAAAGCATTGTTTGACACACCATTTGATAGTGATGGTAACCCAACGGGTAATCCACCAATATATGATTTTCCAGATGAGATTTAATCGTGCCTATAACGTCTTTAAAGTTCAGACCAGGAATAAATAAAGAGACAACATCTTACTCAAATAAAGGTGGTTGGAACGATTGTGATAAAGTTCGTTTTCGTTTTGGCTATCCAGAGAAACTAGGTGGTTGGGAGAAGTACAGTGGTTCTACTTTTTTAGGGACTTCAAGATCACTACACGCTTGGGCAAACTTACAAGGCAATAATTATTTAGGATTAGGTACAGAGATTAAATTTTATATAGAAGAATCTCAAGGGTACAATGATATTACACCACTTAGAAGAAAAGTGGTAAGTGGAGAGGTTGTTTTTGATTTAGGTGGGCAAACTATAATTGCTTCAGTTTCTGGAAATGCTGGAACAACTGCTGTAGGAACAGTGTCAATTAATGCACTAGCTAACGATACATTAGCTCCAGCACTTGTAACTGGAGTCTCTGGCACTGGAGAAATTGGTACAGCAACAGTTGCACTTACTAATCCTATTCCTTCAGCTACAGGTGAAGTTGGTGATTTAACTATAGAAACAACAGTTGTGCCAACAAACATAACAGTAACTGATTTTTTGGATGAGTCATAATGGCTATAACATTTACATCGGCAACTGATAGCACAAGCGTAACTGTAAATGACACCTTACATGGAGCCATAGCAGGAGACTTTGTAACATTTAGTAACGCTAACACAGGTAATTCTAGTTTAAATACTCAATTAAATAACGAGTTTTCTGTGACTTCTGTTACAAACGATAACAGTTATGTCATAACTTTGAGTGCAAATGCAGCCGCTGCTTTATCTAGTGCTGGTAGTGCAGATGCAGAGTATCAACTTAACGTAGGTATTAACACTGTTGTACCTGGCGATGGATGGGGTGCAGGTACTTGGGGTGCAGATGGATGGGGATCAGCTTCATCAGATGTTGTAGGTGGTGGAACATTAAGATTATGGTCACAAGACAATTTTGGTGAGGATTTAATATTTAATGAAAGAGATGGTTTTGTTTTTTACTGGGATAAAACAAACGGAGTTACAACAAGAGCTATAAATTTAATAGAAAAATCTGATGATGCTCCAAGAAAATCAAGAAAAGTTATTGTATCTGAAAGAGATCGTCATGTTATTTGTTTTGGTTCTAATCCTTTAGGATCTAATGAACAAGACAGGTTGTTAATTAGATTTAGCACACAAGAAAACCCTTTCCAATGGATTCCAACTGCTACTAATACGGCAGGTGATTTAAGGATAGGTTCTGGTTCAGAAATTATAAATGCAGTAAAAACAAGAAGAGAAATGATTGTTTTAACAGATACTTCTGTTCATAGTATGCAGTTCATAGGTCCTCCTTTTACATTTGGTATTACTCAACTTGCAAGTAATACAACTGTACGAGGATTTAATAGTGCAGTTGCAGTTGGTGATGCAGTATTTTGGATGGGATATGATCGTTTTTATGTATATGATGGTCGTGTTCAAGTTTTACCTTGTTCTGTAAGAGATCATATATTTCAAGATTTTAACGAAACACAATCAGATAAAGTATATGCAGGTGTTAATTCAGCTTTTGGTGAAGTGTTTTGGTTTTATCCATCAGCCACAAACTCAATATCAAATGGTGGGACTGGTGACAATGATAAATATGCAGTTTATAATTACGATCAAAAGATTTGGTATGTTGGCAGTCTTGCACGAAGTTCTTGGATAGACAGAGGTGTTTATCAATATCCAATGGCAACAGACTCTAACCTTGTATACAACCATGAAAAAGGCAACGACAATGATGGAACTGCATTTACATCTTTCATAGAGTCAAGTCCAATAGATGTGCAAGATGGAGATCAGTTTGTCTTTTTAAGACGTATGATACCAGATGTTAGCTTTGATAACAGTGATAGTGGTTTGAGTAACGATAATAAACAAGCCGTGTTTTCTTTGAAAGCACAACGTAGTCCAAGTGGTGGTTTTGTCAAAACATCTACGAATACTGTATCACCGACCACGGAACTTAATCATTTAAGGTTGCGTGGAAGGTCATTTGGACTTAGAGTAGAAAGCACAACACAAGGTGTAAATTGGAGACTTGGTACACCAAGAGTAGATTTAAGAGCAGATGGGGATAGATGAGTAGACAATTAGTACCACCAACCTTTTCGTTGCCACCAGAGGAATATGACGTGCAATATTTTAACGATATGGTAAGAAGTTTAAGTCAATTAGTAACACAATTGCAAAATCCTGGTGAGCTTAGAGGTACAAAGATTACTTTGACTGACTTACCGACAAGTGATTCAGGATTAGAAGTAGGTGCTTTGTTTAATGATAATGGCACAATTAAGGTAAAGACATAGACGAATTATGAAAAGTAAGGTAATATAAAGCCATGAGCCTAGGTAAATTATTAAAAGATATAGCACCTGTGCTAGTTGGTAGCTTTTTAGGACCTGGCATTGGGTCTGCTGTAGCTGGAACTGGAGTAAGTCCATTTATAAGTAGAGCAATTACAGGAGGCTTAACATCTAAATTATTAGGTGGCAAAACAAAAGATGCACTTAGAAATGCTTTAATTGCAGGAGTTGGTGGTGCTGCTTTTGATAAATTTAGTGGAGCAGATCAAACTGTAACAAAAGGTGCAGACGGAACAATTGTTCGTGGATCTGGATCTGGAGGTGGTGATCCTAAAGCAGGCAGTGGTGGCATGGATGTTGGAGGAGGCTCATCAAAAGTTCCTACAGAAGCTGCGACAAAAGGCATTGCAGAAACTTTTAAGCCAAAAACATTTAGTGCAGAATTACTAAGTTCTGCTGGGTTAAGTGGAAACAATTTACTTACAAGATTATTAAACACACCTTTAGGTGAGGGTTTAACTGCTGGATTAATAGCACAACTTGTTGCTGGAGATGATGACGAAGAACAGAAAAAAGAATTTGAACAAAGACCTTTTGGTTTTGGGGGACCTGGTGGTCAATTAGGTGGAATTACTTTTGCTAGAGAAGGTGGAGAAATGGGATTTCCAAGACGTACAGGTGGTATAGATCCATCTGAAGGTTCTGGTACAAAAGATGATGTTCCAGCTATGCTTATGGCTGGTGAGTTTGTTTTGACAAAAGATGCTGTAAAAGGGTTAGGCGATGGCAACTCAAGAAAAGGCATACAAAGAGCTTATAATATGATGGAAGAATTAGAGGCGAGGGCGTAATGGCAACACAAACAGTTGAAAATATTCAAAGATTACCTCCATTTTTAGAAGGTTTACAAAAAAGATTATTACAGACAGGCTTTGGCACGTTTGATGGTGAAACGCAAACAACACCTGGCTTATTGGATAGCCCATTAAATTTACCACAATTTCAAATTGCTGGAATGGATCCATTAAGACAACAAGCTATTACACTTGGTCAAAATCTTGCTGGTTCATTCAGACCTTTTATTGAAGGTGCTGCTGGTCAAGCTCTTGCTGGACAACAAGCTTTAACATCAGGATTGCAATTTTTACAGCCAGAGGCTATTCAACAGTTTCAAAATCCTTTTCAACAACAAGTGATTGATGCCACTATGGATCAGCTTAATAGACAAGCTGATATGAGAAGAGCTGGAGCAGACGCTGCTGCAGTTAGGTCTGGAGCTTTTGGTGGATCAAGAGAGGGTGTGCAGAGAGCTGAGACAGAAAGAGGCTTACAACAAGTTAAAGGTGATACTTTATCAAGATTACTCTCACAAGGCTTTTCAACTGCGTTACAAGCTGCACAGAATGCTGGTCGTTTGTCAGGTGGTCTTGGACAAGCGTTTGGTACGTTAGCTGGTACTACAGGTGATTTAGGTAGATTACAACAAGCATTAGGTCAAGCTGACATATCACAATTAACTCAACTTGGTGCAATGAGACAAGGACAACAACAAGCACAACTTGATGCACAAAGACAGAATTTATTACAACAAGCACAAGAACCATTTACAAGGTTGCAACTCGGACAGAACTTATTACAAGGTATGCCAAGTGCTTCAATACCTTCGACATTTCAACAGGCTACATCACCTGGTGCAAATCCATTTTTGCAAGGTATTGGTGCTTATACAACATTGTCACAGATTGCACCTTTTGGTGGTGGCAAGTCTACATAGGGTAGGGATATGGCTACATTAACTGAATTATTAGGTTTAAAAAAATCACCATTAGAACAAAATAAAATAAATCAAAAGTTTTTAGAGTTACAAAGTAAAGGAATTGTTGGTAAACCTGACCCAAGAATCTTAACAGTTAATCCTTCTGTACAAAAAGCACTTGAAAAAACAAAAAGAGAAACAGAGTTATTTACACCTCCAGACATCTCTACTGTAAAAGTTGATTCGTCTGGCATTCCAACTTTAGATCAAATTTTAGAACAGGGCATCGATACTAACATAAATCCAAACATTATTAAAGAAAGAGCAAAACAAAAACCAAAACCTCCTCCAAGTGAATTTGACATAGGCACAGGAGGAACACCCGAAGAAGGAAATGTAATAGACGCAACATCTTCTCCTCTGTTCCAAGATCCTGAAGCAGAGGCAGCCAAAGTTGCCGAACAAAAAGAATTTGATATAGCTACAGCTCCAGACGAAGATATGTATGCTGATGAGATGGCTGCTGAAGTCACTGATGAGGAAAATAAGAAAAAGAACGCTCAACAAGATTTGTTTACAGAAGCCATGAAAGAAATAGAAACATTGTATGGTGATGGCAGTGAAACAAAAACAGATAAAACTCTTGATGATTACAAAGCTGATTTTGCTAAAGCAACTGGCATAGATATATCTGGTGAACCTGATAATAGATCTGCATTGATGGCATTAGGTTTATCCTTAATGCAGAACAGAGCTGGTAAGGGTTTTGATTTATCAAATATACTTGGTGAAGTTGGTCGTGCTGGTCAAGCTGCTTTGCCAAAGTTTGAAGCAGCTAGAAAAGAAGCAAGAGCTGGTCAAATTGCAGCAGGACGATTTGCATTACAAGAACAGAAAGCAGATCGTGCAGCAGCTTTAGCCACAGCAAAAGAAAAGAGAAAAGCTTTACTTGAAGTTGGAAAACAATTTAGAGATGCAAAATTTCAAAGAGAGCTTGAATATATTAAACATAACAATCAAATGCAAATTAAGTTACTTGAAGGGGACTTGAAGCCAGTAGATGCAAAAGGCAAAGTTACTGTAAACACACTTGAGGGTAATAACTTTCTTAAAGTAGACACAGCTTTTGTTACAGGATCAAGAAACAGAGTATTTTTAGCACCAGTTCAACAAGCTCAAAAGCACGCTGAAGTTTATGTCAATGTATTAGAAGCTGGTAATAGTATCACAGAAATGCAAAACATTCTTAGGTCAGTGGGTCAAGAAGGAGGATCAACAGCTTTCAATTTATTAGCTACTAGAGTTAAAAAGTTTCTTAAACCACTTGGTATAGGAGATACTGATTATTCAAAAGGCATAGATGAAATTGTCAAACAAGACATCAGTGCAGAACAAAAAGTACGAGCTATCCAAGATAGATTAATATCTCAATATAAAAAGTTTTTAACAAAAGAAACAGGTAATGGTGTATCAGAGGGTGACATCAATAGATTAAAAAAATTAATTGGTGAAATAGAACTTACATCACCACTTTCTGACAATATTAATAGATTAAATGAACTTAGAACTATATTTGAAGCTCCTAAGAGAGCGTTAGAGGGTCAATTTAAGGCGTTCTCAATGCGTGAAAACTTTAGAAATGATGATGAGTATAATAAAACTATGGACATAATCGAAAAAGCGATACGCACAGGAACAGAAAATACATACAATTTTAGTGTTGGTGAAGATGGTGTTATCAACATAGACTTAACAGCGAAGTAATAAATGGGCAAAGTAGTTTTAAACACGCCACAAGGCAAAGTAAACATCACAATCGCAGGTGAAAAACCTACAATTGAAGAGTCTATTCAGATCAATAATATAATTAGAAAAACTCGTGGTGGACAAAATATATCAAAAGATGAACCCACAACTGGTGATAAGCTCGAACAATTGTTCGATAAAAATACAGGAATAAAAAGCAACGCACTTCGTTCTGCATTAAGTTTTGCTGAAACTAATGATGAAGAAGAAGCAATTCTTAATAAATTTGATTTGACTGATGATGATTACCTTAGAGATAACAGAGGAAGATTAGCTCTTACACCCTCTGGTGCAGCTAAATTTGGTCAAGAAACAGATAAGAATATACTTATAGATGAAGAAGGATTTAGTCGTTATGACTTTTCAGATCTCGCAGGTGTAGCACCAGAATTAGTAGCTGGTATAGGTGGAGCCATAGCTGGTCAAATAGCTATTCCAATCCCCATTTTTGGTGCTGCTCTTGGAGCTGGTTTAGGAGCTGGTGGAGGTCAAGCTGTAGAAGAAATTGGCGAGGCTGTTACTGGTGTGCAAAAACAAGACATTGGCGAAGTTGGTATGGATGTTCTCAAAGAAGCTGGAATAGGTTTTTTCAGTGATTTAACCTTTGGTTTAGCTGCTGGAGCATTCAGAGCTGTAAGAAGAGGTGTAACTCCTGGTAAAGATTTAACAAAAGCAGAAATGGATATTGCTGGTAAATCCATATCTGATCCTCTTGATGAAGCTGGTAATGTTATTAAGCCTGAAGATTTTAAAAGATTGTCAGCAGATGAAAAACTCGCTGCAATAGAAAGAGGTGGCTTTGGTATTAAGCCGACCTTATCTGCTATAAGAGCACCATCTATCGTAGCAAGAGTACAAGCCATTGGTGAAAAAATATTTAAAACATCAGACAGGTTAAAAAATAACAACGATAAAATTAAAACCATGATTGATACTTACAAAGAAAAATTTGACTTAGGTGGTGGAGATGCAATAGACGTTGGAGATATTTTAAAACGTGGCATGGTAGATAATAATCAAAAACTTATGGATGATGAGGCAAAAGCCATAAAAGAAATTATTAAGCAAATGGAAGGTGCTGTGGGTTCATTTAAACAAGCAGCAAAAGTCAATGGTTCTGTTGATGGTGATTTGTTTAAGTTATTTAAGGAAGCAACAGATAATTTTGATGAATTTATTACAGGGAAGTTTAGTGCAGTTGATGATATATTAAGAGATCCTGCTCTTGATGGTGCTGGTCGTCAAGGATTTCTATTTTTAAATGATTTTGCAAGTCAACTACAAAGAATAAAAAAGGATTTTGCACCACAAATCGCAAGTCCAAAAAATGCTGATGGTCAAGCTTATCGAGAAATAATAGGTGCATTTGAAAGTATAGCTGGAAAATTAGACGAAGGTTTAACAGAAAAAGTGTCCTTTAATCAACTTTATAATTTAAGAAAAACAATAAGTGATTTAAGATTAACATCTAGTCAAACTGTTAAAAAAGAATTAGTTGGACCTGAAGGATCACCTGGAATATTAGATCAAATTGATAAAATATTTAAAGATATGGGTGATAGAGAGAGTAATCTTTTTAGAAATCTAACAGCTAGAGTAAATGATACAGCAACAATGCGTAAATTTGAAAATGCTGGTAAAACACTTAAAGATGCACAAACAGAATTTTTTGAAGGTAAAAGACTTTTAGAAGATTTATATACATCTACTGCAATAAAAAATTTAGACTTATATAAGCCAGTTCCAGGTGAAGTAGATAGAATACCAGCAAACATAGATATATATCGACAAGTTGTAAAACCTAATAATGAGGAGTTTTTACAAAGAGCTAACGAGTTTATAAGACAATATGGCACTAAACAAGGTGGCAGAACTGGAGATCAAATTGCAGATGAATTTGTTGCTAGAGCTGCAAATCAATTTTTAGAAGATGCCATTGAAAGATCAGGCATACTTAATTTTAAAAATGTAAAAGATTTTAATGGAACACAGTTTGCTAAATCTATTAAAGGACTTGGTACAACTGCTAAAGAATTGTTCGGAGATAAAACAGATGAGGTATTAAAACTCGCTGATGAAATAGGCTCAGTTAAAATAACAGGGCTAGAATCACAAAGAGTTTTAAATCAATACATCAATGCTGCTGGTGACACAGAATCAATACCAGGACTATTGCGAAAATTAAGAGGTTTGTCAAATACACAAAAAATATTGGCAAGAGAACAAAAGAATAGAATTATAAAAAAATTACAAGATGAAACTTTAGATTTAGATCCGTTAGAGGCTTCAAGATTTTTAGTACAAAAACAAACTAAAAACTCTGAAATCAGACCTATAATGAATTACTTCTTTAAGAATAGAGACGATGCTGCGATACAAAAAATTAGATCTTATTATATGAATAGTATGATAGATGATTTTGGTGAGTCACTTATGACAGATGGTAAATCCTTAAATGCTTTTGCAGATAGAATGTTAGATGCTTCAGCCGATGGTAAACTACGAACAATTTTTGGTGACACGATGGGTAAAAGTATGGAGGATTTTGCTAAAATATTAAAGTTTAATGCAAGAGCAGCAGAAGGTGGAGATCTTGTCGCAGCTAACATAGCAGCTTCTCCATTTCAAAATTTAGGTAAGCTTGCTAAATTTACAGTTTTAGGTAACAGATTATTATCTCAAAGCTATTATGATGACATTATAGCTCAATATAGAAACATAACTTTAAAACAATACAGAAGCCCAGCAGAAAGAGCTAAAGATTTTGGCTCTAAGATGGGTAAATTATTAAGTCAATCACTTGGACAGACTATTGATAACACTGTTAACGAAGTTGAAGATCAAGTAGATGCAGTTCTTGAAAGTTCAGGTGTTAAAGATCAAATAAGAAATGTTACACAACAAATACAACCAGCTATTAATCAAGCTAGAACAAGTGTTAATGAAGTTAGAAACGTAGCTTCTGCACCAACTATAAATCCACCAGCAGCAGGAACTCAAATTGCTGGTGTAGATATAACCAATCCAGCTAATGCTTTTTCATTAGGATTAAATCCATCTGACATAGCTATAGCACAGAGAACAAGAGGCACAGCATGAACATAGATGAGCTCAGACAAGAGATTCAGAATGACGAGGGACGGGTCAACTCCGTATATTTAGATCATTTAAACCTACCCACTGTAGGCATAGGACATCTTATAAAAGAGTCAGATCCAGAACATGGATTGCCAGTAGGAACAGTGGTTGATGACGAAAGAGTTAACGAATTATTCGACCAGGACATCAAAGTTACGCTGTCTGAGTGCGAACAATTATACGAAAACTTTAACGATTTACCTGAAGAAGTACAAAAAATCTTGGCAAATATGATGTTTAATCTTGGTCGACCTCGTCTCTCCAAATTTAGAAAGCTATGCAAAGCTGTAGCTGAGAGAAACTGGCAAGAATGTGCTGTCCAGATGGAGGACAGCCGTTGGCACAGACAGGTAACCAATCGTGCTAATCGTTTAATCTCTAGGATGAAGTCTGTTGATAGCACCTAGTCCTAGGCTTGTAACTTTAGCTCTGTAATCGTTATACTCTTCTTTTTCAAATTCTTTATCGATCATTAGACCTAACTGTTGTCTGATGTTTCTTCTCTGATGTTCACATATTTTGTTTAGCTTTTCATAGCTTTTTAAATCTAAACCAACTGACTTGAATTTTGTTGTGTCTGTCATTATACTACCTCCATGACTTATAAATACCCAATTATACCCAAAAAAACTAGAAGACCCAACAAGTATTTTGCTAAAAAAACATTAGCTTTTGGATTGAAGTTTGATTCTAAATGGGAAGCAGAGCGTTGGGGACAGTTAAAAGCTATGGAAAAAGCTGGTGTAGTAACACAACTTGAACGACAAATAAAGTATGAATTAAGTATTAATGATGTAAAAATTTGTAATTATATAGCTGATTTTAGATATTTATTAGAAGAAGAAAATGGGTTATCAAAATTAGTTGTTGAAGATGCGAAAGGCATACTGACACCAGAATTTAAGCTTAAACAGAAGATGATGAAAGCCATACATAATATAGATATACATCTGTCTTACAAAAAAAAATGATAGTTTAAGTATTGACATATATGTAATGATGTCTATATTAAACCTTGCAAGTAGAAATTTATGAGAAAGCGAGGTTAGTATGGCACAGAATTTCTATGACATGAATGATCAAGAGCTTTTACAGGCAAAGGTTGCCTTGAAGCGTGACATTGATCGTCAAAAAAAAGAGATGGAGGAACTTAACTCTCTATTGCAAGCAAGGTTTTTTTCTGAAGCTCGTGACGAATTACAACGAGATGGTAAAGACTTTGGTACGACCACTATATTTAGTGAGCAAGACCAGAAAGTTAAGGTCGCCATTAATAAAAAAGTAACATGGGATCAGCAAGCATTGCGTGATGCTTTCGATAGCATGGATGCTGAAGATGCAAGACACTATGCAAAAGTCACATATTCTGTTGACGAGAGGAAGTACACTAATGCTCCTCCAGCTATTGTTGCAAAGCTTCAGCCAGCCAGAACTGTCGAGCAAGGCACAGTTAATGTTGATCTTGTACAAACAGAGGAGGCTTAATTGGCTTTAGAAATCATAACTGCCGAACAACGTATGGCAGAAAAGCGAGGTCATAAGATGGTCATCTGTGGTCAAAGTGGTGTGGGCAAGACAACTCTTGCTCGTACTCTTGATCCCGATAAGACTTTATTTATTGATCTTGAGGCAGGAGATACTGCTATTAAGGATTTTCCTATTGATGTAATTAGACCAAAAACATGGCAAGAATGTCGTGATTTTGTTTGCTACATCGGTGGTGTCAATCCATCCCTTACAAGGGAGCCTTATGATAAGTTACATCATGAGAGAGTTATGCAAGAGTTTGGAGATAAACTTGTGCAAATGAATAAATACGACACAATTTTTGTGGACAGTATTACAGTTGCAGGTCGTTTATGTTTTCAATATTGTATGTCTCATCCCGATAACATTGCTGAAAGATCGGGTAAAGTCGATACTCGTGCTGCTTATGGTATGCACGGAAGAGAGATGATGGCTTGGCTTACACATCTACAACATATTAGAGATAAGAATGTTATATTAGTTGGCATACTTGACTCTAAGTTAGATGATTATGGTCGAACTAATTATGAGTTACAAATAGAAGGTTCTAAAACTGCACGAGAATTACCTGGCATTGTTGATGAAGTTATTACAATGACAGTGATGGGTGGTTCTGATGGTGTGCAACCATATAGAGCTTTTGTATGTCAAACTCTTAATGAGTGGGGGTACCCAGCCAAAGATAGATCGGGTAAACTTGAGGTTATTGAAGAGCCACATTTAGGCAAATTAATAGCCAAGCTTAACGGCAGTCATGTTACCGATTTAAATAAAGTTAAATCACAACCAATTAAGGAAGGAGAAAAATCGTGATTGATTTAAATAATGTAGGGGATATGTCACCAAGTGATTTTGAGTTAATCCCAGATGGAACTATTGCAAGAGCAATAATTACAATTAAACCTAATGCAGTTACAATACCAGAGTTGAGTAATGCACCATTGTTCAGAGCTTCACAAAGCACGTCAGCTAAGTGGCTTGAAGTCGAATATACCATCATTGGTGGTCAATTTGATAAACGTAGGTTTTGGCATAATCATTTCTTTGATGGCGATGCTAGAGATGATAATGGTGTATCCAAGTCGAAAAAGATTGGATTGCAATGGTTAAAAGCAGTGTTGGAGAGTCATAAAAATATATCTGCCAATGATGCTTCACCAGAGGCACAAGCCGTAAGGCAGTTAGATGCTTCCCAAGGTGGTGTAGCTTCAATTAATGGCATGAGTGTATGTGTTAAAATCGGCATTGAGAAGTCTAATGATCCTATGTATGCTGATAAAAATAAGGTCAAAGTTATTATGACACAAGGCATGGATGGATATATTCCTAATGGTTCTGCACCAGCAACGAATACGTCATCACAACCACAGACCCCACCATCAGGTGGTACTGTACCTAATTGGGCAAAGTAGTGATGATAGGCATAGCAAGGGCTAACTGACCTTAGTCTACTTGCAACTCGTTTGGGTAGTACGAGTGCCCTAAAACTACCCAACATTAAGCCAGTGAGGAATATATGATTTTAAGACCATATCAAGAGATAGCAGTACAAGATGCTTCAGATGCTTTAGATAAGCATAAAAATACTATTGTTGTTGCACCAACTGGTGCTGGTAAAACTATTATGTTATCGGCATTGATTGGCAAACGATATTCCAAAGGTAAAAAAGTTTTAGTATTACAACACAGAGATGAACTTGTAGGACAGAATGCAAGTAAGTTTAGTCGTGTTAATCCAAAAATATCAACAAGTGTAGTTGATGCTTCACAAAAGAATTGGGATGGTAGTGCAGTATTTAGCATGGTGCAGACCTTATCCAGACCGAACAATTTAGATAATATGTCGAAAGTAGACATGATGGTCATAGATGAAAGTCATCATGCCATAGCTGATACATACATGAGAATTATTAAAAGAGTTAAAGAAGCTAACGAGTCTGTAGAGATTGTTGGCTTTACGGCTACGCCTAATCGTGGTGACAGAAAAGGTTTAAAAGGTGTATTCAATAACTGCTCACATCAGATTGAGATAGGCAACTTAATACGAGAGGGTTTTCTTGTTCCACCAAAAACATTTGTTGTTGATGTGGGTGTGCAACAAGATTTACAAAATGTTCGTAAAACAGTTTCAGACTTCGACATGAGTGAAGTCGAGCAGATCATGAACAAACGTGCCATCAATGAAAAGATTGTAGAGGAATGGCAAGACAAAGCTGGAGATAGGAAGACTGTAATATTTTGTAGCACAGTCGTTCATGCACAAGATTTATGTGATGAGTTTAGAAGATCACAAGTTAGAGCAGAGATTGTAACAGGTGAAACGCCATCGGAACAAAGAAAACAAATACTTCATGATTTAGAACATGGAGATGTCCAGGTGGTTGTTAATGTTGCAGTTTTGACAGAAGGTTTTGATGCACCACCTGTCAGTTGTATTGTGCTTACAAGACCATGTTCATACAAATCAACAATGGTGCAGATGATTGGTCGTGGACTACGAACAATAGATCCAGAGGAACATCCTGGAATAATTAAAAAAGATTGTATTGTGTTAGACTTTGGCACAAGTGTGTTAACACATGGATCACTTGATGAGGGCGTTGATCTTGATGGTAAAGATAAATCACAATCAGGAACTGGACCAGAGAAAGTGTGTCCAAATTGTAAATGCCTTATACCATTGAGTGTTCGTGTCTGTCCTATGTGTGGGCATGAAATCGAAATGCAGGCAAAAGAGTTGCTTGAAACATTTAACATGACAGAGATTGATCTTATCGATAGATCTCCATTTAGATGGATTGACTTGTTCAATAATGGCAAATGTATGTCAGCAAGTGGCTTTAATGGATTTGGTTTGGTTGCACATTTAGATGATGTTTCTGTAGCTTTAGTTAAGCGTACAAAGGGCAAAATTAGAATTGTAGGTGTAGGTACTAAAGAACAAGCTTTAGCCTCTGCTGACGATTTTTTAAGGCAAATAGAAGATAGTGACGGAGCTAAGAAAGGTAAAAGATGGTTGAATCAAGCTATGACAGAAAGACAAAGAGAAGCTTTAGCAAGAGAAAATAAAATTGTTAGTCCATTAGATTTAAGCTTCAGTAAATATAAAGCTGCCTGTTGGTTAAATTATTTGTGGAATAAACGAGAGATAGATGGCAAAGTTTTAGATTATTACGAAGGAGATAATAATGCAGCATAAACCTAATCAGAAAGCTAGTGAAGCTTTACAAAAGGTAGATTTACTAATTAATGGAGCAAGAGCAAAGTCACATGGCAATGCTTTTGAAACACATACAGACATAGCCCAGTTGTGGAGCCTTTTACTCAAAAACAAATTAAAAGAGCCATTAGATGTGCATGACGTATACAGGGCTATGATCGGAATAAAACAAATTAGAAATCGTCAAAATCCAAAGGTAGATGACAATATGATAGATATTATTGGATATGCTGCACTTGCGATAGAGGCTAAAGATGGCAAGAATTAACGTAGATTATCAACTCAACATGAAGTCTAAAAGTGATGTGCATTATACTCGTGAGGGCAAGATTGTTATACCTATATTTTTAGGAGATAACAAAGACCATGTGTTAGATCACATAGATACATACATTGAAGAAGCCATTAAAGACACAGATGATGAGTTATTAGGTGGTATGATAGTGGCTGAATTTTTAGGAGTTTGTCACTATTTTGATTTTATAGTAATGGAAGAAGGAGACAAGAAATGGAAAAACATGGTGTCGGGAACAGACACAGTACATTGAATTTGACACAAGGCAATGCTATTGCCATAATCTTTGGAACTAATTCAGTCAATGGGGATTACATCAATGGCATTTTCAACTCTAATTCAAAGTCAGCCTTATCAGGCAATGAGTTCTAATATGTTAGATCAAGAAATATCAAATATTATTGACGAAGCTATCGTCAAAAAGAACAAAGAAGTTAAGCAAAGAACCTATCTTGGTGCTTCTAGTTTAGGAGATTCCTGTTCCAGGAAAATACAATATCGATATATGGGAAAGCCCATCGATGATGAACGGGATTTTGATGCAAGGACACTGCGAATATTCCAGTTTGGTCATGAAATAGAATTAAGTGTAGCTGGTTGGCTTAGACAAGCTGGATTTGATTTGCGAGTTCAGGATAAGAATGGCGAACAATTTGGATTTAGTATAGCTGAAGGTGAGGTCAAAGGTCATATCGATGGTGTTATTTGTGGAGGACCTTTGAATGCTAAATATCCTATGTTGTGGGAATGTAAGTCAGCTAATGATAAGAAGTTTAAAGAGTTCCAGTCAAAAGGTGTTGCACTGGCAAATCCTGTGTATGCAGCACAAGTTGCATTGTATCAAGCTTACATGGAGCTAACAGATAATCCATGTCTATTTACTGTATTGAATAAGAATACAAGTGAGATCTATTATGAGTTTGTAAATTTTAACAAAGCTTTAGCACAAGAGATCAGTGACAAAGCAGTATCAATACTTGAAGCTACAAAAGCAAATGAGGTATTACCACGAATAGCACAGTCTCGTGACTACTTCGCTTGCAAATATTGTGAGTTTCAAGACACTTGCTGGAGTAATTAAATATGAGGACGAAGGTAGCATCGCCCTCATATACTTCAGCCAATGAAGTGAGGTCAGTATAATGAACATTATAAAATTTGGCAATAAGAATAGGGATATGTCAGCCAATGAATTAGTCGATTTGATTAGTCAGAAAGTCCCAGCCAGCGTACAAATTAACGCTCTTCGGGATACTTATCCACAAGGAGAAATCAGAGGAGATGTGTTTACCATCGGGTCACTACATGGTGAACCTGGCAAATCTTTAAAGATAGATATTAATCCAAGATCACCTTATTTTATGAAGGGATCGGACTTCAACGGAGCCGAAGGTGTAGGTGGCATTGTAAAGATTTTGATGGAGGGAAGGAACATGAGATTGCCTGAAATCAAAGAATTGTTCGGAAACTATCTGGACGAATCATCACCTTCGGAGCCAGATATTCCAAAAGAATTAAGCGTAACATTTAAAAAAACATATGACATAAACACGCCATTTGATCATGAGCACTTATATCTGTCAGTTGATGGCGAACTCTTATGTCGTGTTCGTAGATACAACATTAAAGACGAGAATGGCAATCCAGTCATGGATAGTCATGGCAAACCTAAAAAAGAGTTTAGGCAGTTTACAGATGCTTCTTATCCAAAGATACCTGATGTAAGACCTTTATATAACCTACCGAATGTTGTTGCGTCAGAAAAGGTCATATGGGTTGAGGGCGAAAAGTGTGCTGATGCACTTAATGAGATCGGGTACACTGCAACTTGCACAATGGGAGGAGCTGGTATGCTTTCTCGTAAGTCAGCCAGTAGGTTTGACTTCTCACCATTACAGGACAAAGAACTTATTATATGGGGTGACAATGACAATGCTGGGCGTAAGGTAGCTGAACTGGTTCAGGAACTGGCATTGAATGCTGGTGCAAGATCGGTAACCACATTAACGCCACCAAGAGGTAAACCAGAGGGTTGGGATGCCGTTGATGCCATATCGGAAAGCTTTGATGTCCAACATTTTTTAAACACAACAGTCAAGCATACCAGACGTAACATAAATTTACTGGACGATAGTTTACTGGTCAGCCGTTTTGAAGGTAATGCACCCGAACAAAAGTTTCTGGTCGATGGCACATTTCCTCTGGGCGTGCCAATAATATTCTCTGCAGCAGGAGATGCTGGTAAAGGAATGATGACACTGGACTTAGCTATGAAAGTAGCTTCAGGTCAGCCATTAGCCGAGAGTTTTGGTAGCTCCATCGGGGAGTTTGGCAACGTGGTAATCTTCACGGCAGAAGATGACGAGGCAGAAATGCACAGGAGGATTGAGCGTTTGGATCCGAACAATTTGAGATTTTCGTACCAGCATGAGCTACGAGTCGTGTCACTTCCTAACGTAGGTGGTGTGTTCCCAATACTTCAGGATACCAGAGATGGCTACAGCACCAGTGAAGAATTTGATAAACTTTACGAACAATTACTGCAAATGAATAACTTGAAGCTCATTATTTTTGATCCTCTGGCTTCATTTGTTCATGCTGATGTCAACGCTGATCCAGCAGCAGGAGCTGCTTTAACTGGTTTACTGGCACAGATCGGAACAGAAACTGGTGCGTCAGTCGTGATGTGTCATCATATGACAAAGATCAAAGATGATACAGTGGTCAATACTCCAGAGCAAGCAAGGTTACTTATAAGAGGTACGTCAGCGTTAGTAGATGGTGTGCGTTGTGCGTTTGCATTATGGCAAGTGGATGAAGCTACTGGTCGTAGACGTTGCATGGACATCGGAACGGAGTATGAGCGTAACAGGTGTTTTGATGGTGCAGTTGTAAAATCTAATGGACCAGCTAACAGAAATATTAGACATTTCGTCAGAAATAGTTACTCTGGATTATTAGAGGACAAGACTGAAGAGATTAAAAGACTGCACTCTGGTACAAATAGAGAGATTAAAAAAGATGCCTTGTTCTCTTGGATAGCAACCTGTGAGAGGGAGGGAAGAGCCTTGACACAACAATCGGGAGCAGATGCAATACAACAACGTATGGCTTCAGATGCTGATGCACCAAGAGTATTAAATAATCTTACACAAAGAAGCATTGACGGAATTGTTCGTGAACTTATCCAGGAATCACGAATCGGGAAATATTCATTCTCAGCATCGGGTGGTCGTAAATGGCTTGGCACAACAGATGGCGTGATGTCTCGTGGAGAATACGAGGCAACCACAGCAACGGATAATGTCTAAGAAGGGCAAATACAGTAAGAACAGTAAAAAATACAACGAACTGATTGCGTTTACAAAAAAATTAATCAACGAAAAATCCAACCAGCTAGATGAGTCCGAACAATTATTCGAGGACGATCCCAGGGCAGCGAAGGAAAAAGAATATGGTCGAGTCAGAAGAAAGCCGACTCATGTTTTTTCCAAAAGTACATTAAGTGATATTTAAAAAGGGGTGAAAAATTTCACCCCCATTTTTTATCTTTACAAGAATAGTTATCAACAAATCTTACATAGGTAGTGGTTTGTTAATTTTCTATTCTCTTCTAATATAATTAATTAAAAAAAAATTACAATAGTTGTTGACATATATGTAATCAATACTATATTGAACTATTATTAACTATCTTTTAGGAGGTCAGAATGGGTAGAAAAACAACATTAGAAATAAAAAGGCAGTTTGACGATATGCTTTTTGAAATCATTAAGACCAGGACTTTGAATTATTCAGACGAGGTCAATAGTTTGGTGAAAATGATTTCACCACAAATCGAGAAAATTAACCAATTATTGGAGGAGAAGTTACATGGTAAAAGCTAATGAAATGTCAATACAGGATTGGGAGGATTTAGATCGTTTTTTAGATCACGAGAATGAGATCTTAGATCGCCCATCAAGTTCTTTAACATCCGATGCTATTTTAGCTATTGATCATATTTTAAAAGTGATTGAGAAGAGAGATGTTAAGAAGTGTACTCAAGATACTCAAGAGTCTTACGTTGTGTTAAAAGATTTAAAACACAAGTTAGAGAATGAGTATGTAATTTATAGACCATAGGAGAATAAAATGTATGAGGTCAGAATAGAAAAACATTGGGAAGATAAAAATTATAATGTCCAGGTTGTTCTTTGGGAGAAGAATGGTAGTGGAATGTCATTTGGTAAAGCATTTGACGTTCCATATAAGAAAGCCATGAAAGTTGCTGAGGAGCAGTCTAAAATTTATAATGCACCAATTGTTAAAAAATATTAGAGGTAGTGTCCGAGTGGTTAGGAGATGGTCTGCAAAACCATTTACAGGGGTTCGATTCCCCTCTACCTCTCCAAAATTAGGAGTTTATTATGGAAGATAAATTTGAAAAACCATTGATGGCAAGTGAAATTATTGGTGCTATGTCGCAACCAAGAAGAACCTTTTATAACTATGTAGGGGGTTCCATAGCTGAGGGCAAGATAAGGGAGACTCAATCTGCATTGGTGCAGGCTCAGAAGTTTATTGTGTCTAATAAGCTTATTGATCATGCAGTTGAAGCTTCTATGTCAAAGCCAAAAGTTTTATTAGAGATGATGAAACGTGCCATACCACCATTTAAGAATATGTTTATTGAATGGGATGAAGATTATCGTGTTAATGCCTTATGGCATATGTATGAGAAATATTTGCCACAGTATAGAGATAAAATTAAGTTTCCAGAGGATCATGCTGAGAGAATTGGTTATCACATATACCATTATGAATCACCAACGGGTGACAGTTGGTTTATGTATGAGATGTGGTTAATGATTGATAAAAAATGGTTTGCTTCACCTTTAGCTAGTATTGTTCGTAATGATGAAGATTGGGATATGAACAAAGCTTTTCGTCAGTTTAAATTTAATGAAGCAAAAGCACAAGATTTACCTACCGAGTTTAGAAATTATATGTTAGATGCAGACACTTTTAATAAAGAGACAGTTGCTCAAAGTCAGAAGATTATTGGAGCACCTTACACATTAATGTATTTTGCAGAAGAAAAGGAAAGATTTAAAGCCAAATCTTTAGATGAAAAAGGAGAAGATTATGGCATTATGCACGACATTTATTCAAGAGTGACAACAGTGCAAGGTAGAGCCATGCATTGGATGATACCAAAAGAACAGTTTAAACAAGGATGGAGTGTAGAATCGATGACAAAAATATCAGAGCAACATTTGCAGTTAATTAGTGGTGGAGACATTCGATTTATTGTTAGTGTATTATCTATCCTTAATTACGATTTAATCGTCAAGCAGGTACAGAAACCTGCCAAACATAAGATAAAGCACATAAGGTTTGGTAGAAGTGTCCCTACAAACGAATATAGCCTTTTAAATATAGAATTACCTAAACCAAGAGGTAAAACTGTATATGAAAAGATTTTCAGTGGTCATGGTACACCTAAAAAGTGGCATAAAAGACGTGGACATTGGAGACGCTATCGTGATGCACAAGGTAACATTACCAAAAGAATTTGGGTTGCTGAATGTGAAGCTGGTAGCAAAGCGTATGGTGAAAAGATCAATGACTATAATTTGCAAAAAAGTAATTGATCTTGCAATCAATACAATGTAATAATATCTTTAACTATCAAAGGGAGCAAGTAGATGAGTAGATACAAAGATAAAATGATGGGAATAATGCAAGAGTTTTATTCCTATTTAACTGATGATAGCATGACAAATGATCAAGCTATCGCTAGAATTAATGAAGATCATGGCGAACATTGGGCAGAATATGTTCGTGACGAAATTGAAACTGAGGAGGCACAATATGAGACCATTGGTTAAGCGTATTGATATGGCTTTACATATTCAGCAGTTGTGTGCAGATCATGGCATAACTGTTACTTATCAATCGTTAGATGATGCCGTTCCTAATTACTATGCCAGCCCTAGTCAAAGGCATATACATATTAGACCGACTAAGAATACGGGCTATTATGTGTCAGCTTTGCACGAAATTGGGCATATCATGGGTAGAAATCAATCTTATAACAACACAGTAAAGGAGAGAGAAATTGGTGCGTGGATTTGGGCAATGCTTAATGCAAAAGTATGGACAGATACGGCAGATCGTGTCATGTCGAGGGCTTTATCGTCTTATGGTGTTAGTGAAGAGGAAAGTAGGGAGATCCAACAAAGGTGGAATCCCTGTCACAGGGACGATGAAGAACAAATCGCAGTTTAATAAGGTTTTTATGAAAAATCTTATCAATCATATGCACAACGCAACTCCCCAACGGGAGTTGTCGTTGTTAGATAAAATTTATATTAAGGTAGTTAAATTATGTCGAAGATGATTTTGTATATATGTGTGGTATGGATCGCAGGAAGTCGGCACGATGGTGGCATAACGAAGTGTATGTGGCACCAAAGCCAGGTCAAGTATCAAACTGTAGCTGAGTGTGAAGATGACATTAAGCACTCTAAAAAGTTGGTTAGACTTAGAATTAGACAAGAGTTTGGAAATCGACCAGAGTCTGTATCAATTCATACAAGTTGTGTCATGGAGTCGTAGATGAAGCACAAGGATATGTTATCAAAAACGCACTCTACATCCCGTAAATGGGAGAAGAGCATGAAGAAAAAGGCTAAGAAATCGCAACGTCAATTGGATCGGAGGTTAGCTTATGAGCAGAATAGATGATTTAAGAGATCCAAACTCTTTATATTATAAATGTTCCAGAGCTTCATTATTAATCAGTAGGTTTGGATATAGAAGAGAGTCTCAAAAAGAAGTCATTAGAAGAGTTTGTGCCGATTTTGGCATAACTGTTAAACAATTAAAAAAGTATGAAAAGGAATATTGGGACAAAATAAATAAAGTAAAAGATGGAACTTTTGGGAAGGAGGTCGTAAATGAAAGCTAAAAGTAAAAGATGCTGCAACTGTAACGAGAGAATTGTTCGGGGTATGGCGTTTCCATTAATGGACAAAAGCCTGTGTATGGGTTGCTTTGTTAAATTTGGATTAGCCCAGAACTTGGATCTGGACATTGAGCATTACATGAATTGTTCGGAAAAATATTGCTTTGAATGTGAATTTGCGTTTACCAAAGCACTGGGTAAAATGGACTATAAACAGACTCAAACAGGTAACTGGTACAGGTGCACCTCAAACTCGAAAATTGTTCGGATTTATGATGATTTACTTACCAACTTACCAACTTCCACGGGAAGTAAATTTGACGGGAAGTCGGAAGTTGTTGATATTATTGAATAAATTCGATTTACTTACGGAACTTCCCGTTTATCATGGTAAGTTGATTTTAGCTTGTAAGTCATTGATTTTATTGCTACTTACCAACTTACCGAACTTCCCCCCCTATAGGGGGTATAGGGGGGTGGTAAGTAACCCACCTCCCCCAACCCTATTTAACGTAACGACAAGGAGTGAAAACGTATGCCAAAAGTAGGCGAAAATTTACCAAAGGAACAAAGAGACAAAGGACTGAAAAGGTTAACGCAACGCCAACAGGATTTTCTCGATAATTTTATCCATAAGGATATGACGCAGACAAATGCAGCCAGACAAGCTGGATATAGTAATCCAAGTGTTGATGCAGTGAGGTTGCTCAGAAATCCTGTGGTGCAGGAGCGATGGCAAGAAATGCAGGAAGAGAACAGGTCAAGGTTTGGTGTAACGCTTGATAAGTCGCTTCGGGATCTTTTAAAGATCCGTAACGAGGCTCTGGAGCGTGAAAGGTATAGCGAAGCTATTCGGGCTGAAGAATTACGCTTAAAGGCTTCTGGACTGCTTGTAAACAAGGCTCATGTACTACATGAGAAAGTAGATAGCATGACGAAGGAGGATATTCTTGCTGAACTGGAGAATCTGCAACGAAAAGCACAGGATAGAATGAAAAAAGCTAACGTCACCCATATACACCCAAAAAAGATAGGCAAAAATAGTTAAGAGTGGGATAATCGGGCTCTGCACATGGCGTGTCGCCTGACGGAGTTACCGAACAATTTCCAGTAGCATCGGGATCGGAGGGCTGGATCGGGCTGTTTTACGCTGCCAATGCGTAGAATTGTTCGCTTTCAGGTGTAGGTAAGCTCCTGGTATCGGGATCGGATCGGGCTCCAGCCTCCTGCTGCAGGCTGTATACTCACAATTGTTCGTCTTCA